CGCGCCGCGGAGGTACGCGCCGCCGAGGTCCGCGCCGCGGAGGTACGCGCCGCCGAGGTACGCGCCGCCGAGGTACGCGCCGCCGAGGTACGCGCCGCCGAGGTCCGCGCCGCGGAGGTACGCGCCGCCGAGGTACGCGCCGCCGAGGTACGCGCCGCCGAGGTACGCGCCGCCGAGGTCCGCGCCGCGGAGGTCGGTCTCGGCCTTCACGGCGGCCTCGACCGTGAGTTTCAAGGTCTCCGTCTTGAGGGAGAACAGGACACTCCCGCTGAAGCGGTGCTTGATCTCGAAGAGTTTCACCGCTCGCCTCCCGCTCTCCTCACCGACGGCGCATTCCCGGCCTCCACGCCCAGCGGCAGCGACGGCTGCTCCACCTCGATCTCTGCGATGAAGGCGCCCTTCTGGCCGTCGGTGAGTTCGTCGACGGCGGCCTTCGTGGCGGTCCCGTCGATCTCGATGTGGAACTCTCCCCTCGCGTATTGCGTGGGGCCGTCCTTGGTCTGCCGAAGCCTGTAGGACACGTTGCGGATGAACATCTTCACTCTCGCCATCTGGAGCCTCCTTTTCGTCTGGGGGTGAGGAGCCTTTTTACAGCCGTCACGGTTCGTCTTGCCGTCATACTTTTTCAGCCGAACGCGATTACCCCTCACGGGGTTACCCCTCACCAAACGGGAGGGGGAACCCCCCCCCGTAGGGGGGGGGTTGTGTGAGGGGAAATCCAAGTAAGCGAAATACATAAGGAATATTTCCCCTCATGGGGATATTTGAGGGGTAATCGTGAGGGGTAATCGATGTATTTGATTTTATTGAGTATTTATTTCCCCTCACCGAATACCCCTCAAACGTGAGGGGTAATGAGGGGTAATCGAGATGAGGGGTAATCGGCGCATGGGAAATAGGGGTCATTCCTTGTCTCCAGTAATCTCCAACAGGGAGAAAATCCGACCGTTCCCACGCCCAATCGTTGGCCTTGACGCGATCATGTTTATAAGGGGCGATGCAGCGAACGCCACGGCGCGCTCGGCGGTTGCCTGGGAGACGTTTTTCAGCTCCTTGATCTGGGAGTAAAGTTGTTTCCCCGTCATCTCCCCACCGAAGGATTCGATGATCTTGGAGATCTCGACGGGGGCAATGTTCGACCTCAAGAGCCTGGGGGTCCTGGTGGCGTGGATCAGGATGACGCCCTCCCTGGTGAGGTCCATGGGAGTCGGATCCTCGAAGTTCCGAAGGGTGAAATTGAGCTGGAACTTCTCGTCGGAATCCTCCTTGGTGCGGGAGAGCATCATGGCCCCATCGACGAACCCGTCGAGACCGGCGCCACGCAGCTCGGAGATTCCAGAGTTGATGCCGATCGACTTGCGTACGTGGTGGACCAGGAGGACGCACTTCCCCGCCTCCTTCACCCGGTCGAGGACGTCCTGGACCCGCCGCGCATCGCTGTGGGAGTTCTCGTCGCCTTCCGCGATGAACCGGTAGAGGGGATCGAGGATCACGACTTCGAAGGGCTCCACCAGCCGCATGAGAGTCCGCTCGCCGGCGTCGGTGTCGATCTTGAGCTTCCCGCCGGTGGAGAGGTATTCCATGCGCTGGAGCCCCTCCTCCTCGATCTCCGTGAAGGCGATCAGCTTCTGGAATCGTTCCCGCAGGCGCACCTCTCGCCCTTCCGCGGAGAGCAGCAGGACCTTGAAGGGGCGGGTGGCCTCGAAGCCGAGCCAGGGGCCTCCGGCGGCCGCGCACAGTCCCATCGATTTGATCGTCCAGCTCTTCATCGCCTTCGGGGGCCCGCCCAGGACGGTGGCCTCGCCCATGGCGAGAAGGCCCTCGAAAACCTCTTCAGGGGATGTGAGGGTCTCGTCCTGCAGCAGGTCCAGTACGGGTCGGGGGCGCATGTTTTCGAGGACGACGAGCTTCGCGGCCTCCGCCTCCGTCAACGGAGGACCTGGTGCGCCGCTTCTCACCGGCCGCGGGCCGGGCAGCCTTCGGCCTACATCTTCGACCACGTCGGTGAAGTCGTCGTCGGGAGCGTCTACACGCATAAATATTTCGACAATTCTTTGATCCCCTCCTCATACTCCCCTTCCGGCAATCCCTTCAGGAGCTGCTTCCCAATCTCGTATTCACGCCACGACCCGGACGCCCGCCGCAGCCCTGCTATGGCGAAATAAATGGCGAGGGGGACCTCGGGCAACGGGAGGGCCGTGACCGCCATCAGATCCACCCGTTAAGCGCCAGGCGCATCCGGTCCGCCTCGAGGGACCGGTACCGCAGATCCTCCGTCGTCTTCCCCCATTCCGTTCCGCGCGTCGTCCCGCAGGTGAACGCCTTGCGGACGATCACGCCGTACCGGAGGAGCTCCTGGTCGATCTCCCGGGCGCCGGGGCAGTTCCAGAGGACGAGCGCGGGAACGTCGCAAAGGCCGAATACCGTGACGGTGCCGGGGATCCGCTTCTGAACGTATTGCGTTCCGACGGGAATTCTCCGCTCGGGATCTGGGGCCGTGGATCCGCAGCAGGCGCATTTCATGCCAGCGCCCTCCTTTGTCCTGAGATCCGGTTGAAGTGGATTTGGCAATACGGGCCTTTCGCGCCGTGCGACAGCACCGCCAAGCAGTCCGGGTCGGCGCAGATCCGCGGGCCGTCGCCGTGCGTCGGCTTGCGCACCGCCGCTTCCGCCCTCGCGCGGGCAATACCCTGCTTGCAGGAGGCGCACGGAATCTCCCGGCGGCTGTCGAGGAGCGTGTTCGCCACGGGCCGCATCGCCGCCTTGCGGACGGCGAGGCACACGCCGTCGTCCACGCACGGGTTGATCTCGATGTGGCGGTGTGGGGGCGATATCCTGTTGTTCACAACAGGTTCATCCGCTGTCCGTTGCGAAGACGCTACCGGCGCGGGCTGGCGAGGATCGCGTCCGAGTGCTGCGATGACCCGGGGGAGGAAGATACGACTCGGAGCGCCCCGCTTGTTCTTCCACCTCCATACGACTACCTGTGAAAATCCCGCCTTGCGCAGGATCGCCGCGTCGGCCTCGTCGATGAAGATGGGCGGGGAGGCGCGGCGGGTCACCGCTTCGCCGCCCGATGTTTTGTTGGTTTGTTCTTTCCGTTGTTCCGGAAATTTGCTGCCGGGGAATATTTCTTTATAAGTTCTTGTTCGTGCGAAAGAGCTGATTTGTTATCGTCATGCCAACTGACTATTTCGGCTTCAAAGTAGCCATGCTCTGCGACGATCCTGAACCACTCCGGATTTCTTGCGATCGAACCTCCAATAGTAAAGGGACGGCCAGCAGTTCCCTTTCCTACATAAAACACCTCATTGTTAACCGAGTGGGTATATACACAAACATTCGCGTACCTTAATGGCGCGCTATGCCTGTATTGAGAGAATATTCCAGGCGCACGCTTTATTTCTTGGATATCGATGCGTGTCACTTCCTTTTCAGCTCCACGAGGGTCTTCGCGATCTCCGTGACCTGCTTCTCGAGCCGCTGGATCGTCAGTTCGCGCTGCGCCTGCTTCGGCACCAGGTCGCGGACGGCGAAATACTTCGCGATCATCTTCCCGCCGGTGGCGTGACGGATGAGGTCCAGCTCGTTCGCGAAGAGGTTCGCTGACGTCCCCCCAGAGAGCTTCATGGAGAGCAGCTGGATCGACATTCCGCACGCCTCGGCGATCGCTTTCGGTGGCTTGCCGCAGTTGTAGACGTCCCAGGCTGCGGCCTCTGTCGGGGTCTCGAAGTCTCGCGGATCCGGCTCGGATTTTTCTTCGAAATTTAGAGTGAGTTGTCCAGACATGGCAGACCTCTTTAACGCGGCTGAAAAGAATTAAAGGTCGTTAAATCGAATCCATGACAAAAAAAGAGAGCGATGACCACCACCCCATCATTCGTTGCTGGCTGCCAATCGATCGGAGCATTCCCCGCGCCGGCCAAGAAACAGGACTTCTTCCAGGGTGATTTTCGCGGCGCCGGTGTCGTCGATGTAGCCCTTGAAAAACTCGACGATCTTGACCGCCACCTCGGGCGAAAAACTCTTGCGGTTGCCCTTGACGTCCGAAATCATCTGCTGGCTCACTCCAGTTGCATTGGCCAGCGCGGACTGGGAGATCTTTTCCGCCGTCATCAGGTCAAACATATCCATGGGTCACTACCTCCGTTGATGATCCTTTTACAACCGAGGGCGTAAACATGTCAACAACTTTTTACAACCGTAGGATAATTGCATTGCGTACCCCGCCGGTTGTAAATGGATATATGCCGAAAACATTTAAGGAAATATTCTATGAAGAGTATAAAAAAAGGTTCAAGGTTCAGCGGGAAGCGGCCGCGGCGATCGGTATTTCTCAACAACAGGTTGCGAAATATCTCAAGGGAAAGGATTATCCCAAACTCGATGCCGCCGCCAAGATTGCTGATGCCTTCGGGGTTTCAGTGGATTACCTCGCCGGTCGCTTTCCTCAAGAGTCCCCATCGCTTGCTGTGCGCGAAACAACTTCCACATACTCATCCAAATCAAGCGGGGATCCCCGTTTACCTCAAGGGTCCGAGGCCGATTTCGTTCGCGTGCCGATCGTGGAGGCGAAGATCGCTGCGGGCCCGGCGGCGCTGGTCACCAGCGAGCAAATCATCGACGTCGCCTTCGTCCATCGCCGGATCTTGAAGAAGAAAGACCCCCGGAACCTGATCTGCACGTTCGTAAAAGGCAACAGCATGGAGCCAATCCTCCGTGACGGCGCGATCGTGTGCATCGACACGAAGGCTCGTCCCGAAGGAAAGAAGGTGCCGCCTGGCACGATCTGGGCGGTTCGGAAGGACGACGGCGTCGTGGTGAAGTATCTCCAGATCCGTGACCACACGCTCGTCCTGGTGTCCGAGAACAAAGCGTACGACGTGGAGCTGGTCAAGGATCCCGAGGCGATCGTCGGCCGCGTAGTGTGGGCATGGCAAAACTATTAGGCAATGTTCGACCAAGAATGTAGGATGTAGATCCATGACCTGCCCAACCTGCGGGAAGCGCACCGGGAAGCTCATCATCTGGTCGCTGATCCTGTTTTTCGTCAGCGTCTTCTGCGCCGTCAAGCTCGTCTCCCCTCTTCTGAAAAATTCACGCACCGAGGACAGGACGGTCGTGCTGCGCCAAGTTACGCTCACGGATCCCGGGCAACTCGTGAAAGACGCGCATCCGGCCTGGGACAACACCGATTGTAATCTGGTCGCCGAAAAGAAGATCCGCTTGTTCATGGCGAAGCCCAAGGTCATCGAGGCGTGGGGATCCCCCGCGCGCGTGATCACCACGCACGACTCCGCCGAGTTCAAGAAGGAGACGTGGATCCTGTCGGGAGACCGAAAGGTCACCTTCAATCTGGTCGGGATGGTTGAGTCCTTCGAGGAACCAGGTTCCCCCTCTTCCGCTTCCCGTTAGATTTCACACCCTTAAAAAATTTTCCCTCAAAATACGCCTTCGGTTGTTTTTCTTCTTGACAACCTTACGCCTCCGGTTGTAATCTTCCTCCCACGCCCACAAATTCGGGCGACGAAGGGAGAAAAGACGATGGCGATTTCGGCGTGGAAGTCGAAGCAGATCTGGGAGCCGGGAAAGTCGGTGAAGGTCGGGTTCCTCAACCTCGTGGTCGTGGAGATGGTGCCCACGCCGGGCGACGGTCTTCCTGACGCCTACATTCTTTCCTCGATGGATCGCCGGCGCACGTACCGCTTCGTTCCCCACAACGGCCTCGAGCGGCTGGATTGAAAGGAGACATGACGATGGCGATCGACAACGAAGCAACCTGCCTGAAATGCGGACGCGATGGTAGCCGCTGCATCTGCGAGATCGAGTTCGTTCACGGCCCGGCGTACGGCGAACATCGCGGCTCCCGCCCGGGCGTCGATCCATTCTTCACCGACGCCGTGTTCAAGGAGTTCGCGCCGGATGAGGAAGCGTTGGAGGAGAAGGAGGCCACATGAACCACACAGAGGGAGGTGCCCTATGACAACACCAACGCCGGGGCCGTGGAAGTTGGAACACGACTGGCAGGAGCAGCCGGGAGCGATCATCATCCTGAGTGCCGATAACCAGATAGTGGCCGATGCGTGGGCTTCTCGCGTTGAGAGGGTTGCCAATGCCCGCCTCATCGCCTCCGCGCCGGAGTTGTTGGAGGCGGCGCAATTGGTGACCGATGCATTAACTGGCTACGAAACATTCAACAGTTGGGGGAATTGGAAAATCCTGCTGGAAGCGAGAAAAGAATTGGCCGCCGCCATCGCCAAAGCGGAGGGCCGCTGATGGACCTATTTCTTGCCGCCTTCCCGAACGCGAAGTGGCCGGAGATCCTGGCGCTCCGCGATCAGGATACCCGCGAAGGCGAAGGTGTTCCGCGCGCTGCTGCCGGGCGGGTGGATCCCGGGCGAGAAGCTGGAAGCGGCCGGCGGGGGATGGGATTTCAGAACCCGGGTCAGCCGGATCCGCGATCTCGGCGTCCCGATCGAATCCAGGGAGTCGCAGGTGGATCGAGCCTGTCGTGAATACAACATCCCGACCGCGTTCCTGCTCGCCTATGAGGAGAAGGTGCGCGAGAAATGGAGGGCCACCGCATGACCACCATGCAAACCACGTTCCGACGCCTGTCCGACGCGGACCTCCGCGCGTTCCGCCCGTCGTACTTCATCGTCCGGTGGCCAGGCTGGAAGATCTTCGCGGTCATCATCCTGATTGGCGTGTGCGTCAAGTGGATCACGAAATGATTACCTTCCAGCAGGAGGCCATCCGCGTGGCCCGCACGATAGGCGACGTCATCACCGTCGCGTGGGTGGTGTTCGTGTGCGCGTGGGCGCTGGCGGGGTACTTCGGATGAACGCCCGCACCGCTGCTGCGATCGACCGCCACATCATGAATCCCCCCGAGCTCGAGGAGGAGGAGCGGGAGCCGGGCGAGGACTGCGCGCGCCCTGGGCCGCGCGGTTGCGGGTCCTGTCCGGGGTGCTCCGGCTACGGCGACATGAAGTTTGAGCAGAAGCGAGACAAACAAATAGAGAGGGAGGGGTAATGCGACGACTCATGGTGCTGGATTGGAAATCGGGAAAGAACGTCGAAGACGCGAAGTTCACCGGCTACACGGAGCACCCGATGCAGGTGGCCTCGTATGCCAAGGCGTACAACCTCGAGGCCGCCGCCGCGGGGGAAGAGCTGATCACCGCCAGCGGCCTGGTCTACCTCGACAAGGAGACGGGGCGCCCACGGTTCATCGACACGACGGATGGGATGGAGACGAACTTCGCCGCGTTCTGTGCGATCCGGGAGTATTACCGCTTGAAGGTGGAGCCGACGGTCTCCGGAGCGCGATTCTACAAGTACGGCGGCGAAAAGTTCCCATCGGTCACAACTGTCTTGGGCCAGCTCGATAAACCGGCGCTGATCCAGTGGGCGGCTAACTGCGCGGTCGAGTGCATCGAGGGCGTAATCCAGGAGATCCGGGACCCGAAGACCTCCCAGGCGCGCATCGAGCAGCTCCTCCTCGAGGCGAAGAAGAACTTCCGGGCCGTGTCGCGCAAGGCCATGGACATCGGCACCGTGATCCACAACGCCATCCAGACGCACCTGCACGGCGGCGACCCCTCCAACCTCCTCGACGGCAACGAGGCCGCGCAGACCGGCTTCCTCGCGTTCCTCGAGTGGGCGGGGAAGGTGAAGCTCGAGGTCCTCGCGCTCGAGAAGCCGCTCTTCCACCCGGGGCTCCGTTATGCGGGCACCCCCGATTTTATCGGTCACGTCGACTTGAACAGCACCGCGGCCGTGGCCGCGGAGAAGGAGGAACTCGATGTCTTTTGAGCTGGCTTTCCGGCCGGCGAGTAGAGAATTCTTCTTTGCCCGAGCACGGGCAAGGGATCCGCGGACGTTCGACCGGCTCATGGCCAGGGCGGACACTTCGGACCCGGAAGCCTGCTGGCCGTGCCGGGGGCTGGCGCCAAGCGCATACGGAACAATCAGTATTCAGGGGAAAAAGCACAAGGCCCACCGCGTGATGTTCGCGCTAGCTTTCGGCGACCCTTCCGCTCCGGAGGTTCGTCACGTCTGCCACAAGCCGCCGTGCTTCAATCCTCTCCACCTGAGAGGCGGAACGCACCGAGACAACATGCTCGATCGAGTTGTCGCGAACCGGGGCGGGTATCTCAAAGGTGAGTCAAACGGCCGCGCGAAGTTGACCGCCGGACAGGTGGCGTTCATCCGGACCAGTTCCACGCCGGGGGCGGATCTCGCCCGCCAGTTCAATGTCACGAAAACCCTGATCAGTTACATCCGGAAAGGGAAACTCTGGAAACACCTCAAAGGAGGAGGCGAATAGATGGCAAATGTTACGTTTCGAAAAGCAGAACGTCGTAAGGCGAAGCTCCGGCTCGGGCTGGCGGGCCCGGCCGGCAGCGGGAAGACTTACAGTGCGCTCCTGATCGCCAAGGGGCTCGGCGGACGGGTCGCGATGATCGACACCGAGCACCATTCGGGAGAGCTCTACGCCGACCTGTACGACTACGACACCACGGTGATCGAGCCGCCGTTCCGGCCGGACAAGTACACGGAGGCGATCAAGGCGGCAGAGGAGGCCGGGTACGACGTCATCATCATCGACTCGCTCTCCCACGCCTGGGCCGGCGAGGGCGGACTCCTCGACATGCAGGGGAAGATCGCGGACTCGGGGAAGGGGAACAGCTACACCGCCTGGCGGTCGGTCACCCCGAAACACAACGCGCTGGTGGAATCGATGCTCCAGAGCAAGGCGCACGTGATCGGCTGTTTCCGGTCGAAACAGGATTACGTCCAGCAGAAGGACGAGAAGACCGGGAAGACCGAGATCAAGAAGGTCGGGATGGCGCCCATCTTCCGGGATGGGTGCGAGTATGAATTTTCCTGCTTCCTGGACCTGTCCCTCGACCACAATGCAACCTCTTCGAAGGACAGGACGCGGTTGTTCGACGGGACGATTTTCCAGCCTTCCGTAAAAACAGGCGAGGCGCTCATCGAATGGCTGAACTCCGGCACCGATATCCCGGCGCCCTCCCCGCAAGCGGATCCTCAGCCCGCCGCGGCTCCTGCTCCACCCCAGGCGGCGCCGACCGCGGCCGCTCCCTCGGAGAGCGCTCCCCCGAAACCCGTCAACGGACTCCCCGGAGAGGATCCGAGCAAGGCCACGGCGCCGAAGGGCGGGGAAGAGCCGTTCCCGAACGAGATGGTCACCGACGACCAGCGCAAGAAGCTGATGGCGATGTTCAACGAGCTCGGGATCAAGAACCGGGAAACCCGGCTCTCCTGGGTGCGCACGTGCCTCCATGCACCTTCGGTCAGCACCGTCATGGACCTCACGAAGGACCAGGCGTCGAAGGTAATCGACGCCCTCGAGCACGCCCTGGAAACCCAGCGCGCGCAGAAGAAGAGCGCGTAAGCCATGGGCACCTACAACAGGGTAATCCTGATGGGAAACCTGACCCGGGATCCGGAGGTCAGGTTCCTGGACTCAGGGATGGCCGTGGCGTCGTTCGGCCTGGCCGTCAACCGGAAGTGGAAGAAGGACGGGGAAACGAAGGAGGAGGTCTCCTTCTTTGACTGCGAGGCGTGGGGAAAGACCGCCGAGATCTGCGGGGATTACCTCGCTAAGGGCCGTCCGGTGCTGATCGATGGTCGATTGAAACAGGAGCGGTGGGAGGACGACAACCAAAACAAGCGGCAGAAGATCAAGGTCGTGATCAACGAGGTCCAGTTCCTGGGGAAAAAGGACGAGACCCAGGAGACATCTGCAACAGAAGCCCCCGCGGCAGGTGCAACCAGCGCCGAGGAAGACGCTTTCTAACCCTTCCCCCCGCGAGCATACGTTGCCGGGGGAACGTGCGGGCGGGCACGTAACGGCCCTGCGAGCCGCCAATCCGTGGGGCCACGAAAAAGGAGACCCGATGGAAAAGTCCGTGGTGATCGACGTCATAGGGAACGCGTACAGGGTGCAGCTGCAGGTCTGGAAGGACGACTTAGCGGAGGACCACGGCAAGCCCGTCGTGGTCTTGGACACCGCCAGCGACAAGGAACTCGGGGAGGCGGTAAGGGGCCTCTTCCGCACCCGGCTCCGCGCGAAGAAGGAGAAGAAAGAGGAGGCGGCGGCATGAGCAACCACGGCCCCATAGATCCGGAAATCAAGCGCCGGATGGACGCACTGGCGCGAGAATTTCGCCTCGGCCCCACGGGGCAGTTCCCGCAAGGGAAACTAACGGCCCGCGACGAAGGAGAGATCCGGGTCGCCATCGGTACCGTGGACGGAAAGGTCGTCCTGAACTTCGGAAGCTCCGTGGCGTGGATCGGCTTCACGCCAGAACAAGCGCGGGAGATCGCGGCGGCCATGATCGAGCAGGCGAAGGAGGTAGCGTCGTGAGCGTCCTCATCCGGCAGGAGGGTCGTCGCTGTGACGCCCGCTGCTACAACGGCAAATCCACCACGAAGTGCCGCTGCGTCTGCGGCGGACGGAACCACGGGGGCGGCCCGGACAAGGCCGTCGAGAACAACAGGAGGCTGTTCGGCATGGAAGAGAACCGCTCCATCTACAAGATCGTCCAGAACACCCCGGGATCAACGCTCATCATCCGGGACGTCGGGCACAACGACCACCGCAGCGTCACGAACGACGCGGAGAAGGTCGTTGCCGACCTGGTCGCCTCGGGTGATCTGCCGCCCGGGCGGCGGCTTTTCTACTACGACTCCGAGGGGCAGCTCGATGAGCTGCTCGTTCGGGACGGGAAATTCGCGGGCTTCCGTCCGGGCCCGAGGGCGACCGCGGGATGAAGGAAACCAAGGTGCTTATGGTCATATGCGATCCTGTGTCGGAACCGACACTGCGAGAATTCCTGCTGCTCGGAGGCTACCGGTTCAGCACGGCGTACGTCCAAGAAGCCGAACCACCGAAAGTGGAGCTGCCGAGTGACGATTACGGCCCCGAGCTTGGAGGCGATACCTGATGGCCTCCCCCGTCGATCGCCCACCCGTCGAATTCTCGGAGTTTCACCTTTTTGCGGGTATTGGGGGCGGGGCCTTGGGCGCCGCCTCCGCCCGCGCGACGTGGCTCGGCTGCTGCGGTTCCATCCGTACGCTCGGCGGGATCGACTCCGACCCGGCCGCCTGCGCGGACTTCGAGCGGTTCACCGGGATTCCTGCGACGTGCCTGGACCTGTTCGACCGGGAGCAGTACGTCGCGTTCCACGGGAAACAACCTCCTCCGGAGTGGCGGGAAGCGACCCCCGCGGACGTCCTGCGCGCCGCCGGCGGGGTCTGCCCGGACATTATCTTCTCATCGCCCCCCTGCAAGGGCTTCTCGGGGCTACTCCCGAGCGCCTCCGCGGGGTCGGAGAAGTACCAGGCGCTCAACCGCCTGACCACCCGGGCCGTTCGCCTCACCCTCGGGGCGTTCAAGAAGGACCCTCCCGCGGTGTTCCTCATCGAGAACGTGCCCCGGATCCGAACCCGCGGGGCGGAGCTGCTCGAGGAGATCAAGCGGCTCCTCCGTGGCCACGGCTACCGGGTCACCGACTCGGACCACGACTGCGGGGAGATCGGAGGGCTGGGCCAGCGGCGGAAGCGGTACCTGATGATCGCCCGGAACCCGAAGAAGCTGGCGCCGTTCATCTATCAGCCGCCGAAGCGCCCCCTGAAGACGATCGGCGACGTGATCGGGCCGCTGGCGCTTCCGGACGATCCCTCGCTCGGGCCGATGCACCGGCTCCCGCGGCTTAAGTGGCTGACCTGGCTGCGGCTGGCGCTGATCCCCGCCGGCGGCGACTGGCGGGACCTTCAGAAGATCACGCCGGAAGAGTACCGGATCATTCGCACGGAATGGGGTACCACGAACAACGCCCTGACGGTGCAGCCGTGGGACAAGCCGGCGGCGACCGTCACGAGCAGCACGCGCCTTTCCGGAAGCAGCCCGGCGGCCGTGGCGGATCCACGCCTCAAGGAAAAGACCGGCTACAACGGTTCCCCCGGGCTGTACGGGGTCAACGCATGGGATGAACCGGCCAAGGCCGTCACGGGCGGGATGCGAGTCCCTTGCTCGAACACCCCCGCCGCGATCGCGGATCCGCGTCTCCCCGACTCGAAGGGCGTCTACCCGAACCGATTCAGGGTCGGCCGCTTCAACGAGCCCGCGGCCTGCATCACCGGAGACACGGATGTCCAGTGCGGGGCGCAGTCGATCGGAGACCCTCGGGTGCCGGAGAAAAGCGGTCGCCATTTCTCCCATCTGCGGGTCAACGGATGGGTCGAGCCCGGGAAGACGGTCACAGGGGCCACGCACGTCGCCAATGGTGCGCCCTCGATCGGCGATCCTCGCCTACATCACGTCCCCCGCCCGGGCGTCTACCGGATCCTCCGGATGGACGAGACGGCGCCGACGATCACCGGCGGCGCGGGTGTCGGTACCAGCAACGGCGCGCAGGCCATCGCCGACCATCGGCTCGGGTGCAAGCCGCGCAGCGGGAGCTACGGGGTGCAGGACTGGAACGAGCCCTCATCCGCGATCGTTGGCGCCGGAGACATCCATTCGGCAGCTGCTGCCGTATCCGACCCCCGGATCCCCGGCAACGACGAGCGGCCAGACCCGCCCCCGGTGATCGTAGCCCTCGACGGGACATGGCACCGGCCGCTGACCACGCTGGAGCTGCTCGCTCTGCAGTCGTTCCCGGTCCGGTTCGCCGACGGGACACCCGTGGTGCTGGCCGGGAAGAGCGATTCGAAATGGAGAGAGCGCGTCGGAAACGCCGTCCCTCCGGATGCCTCCCGGGGGATTCACGAGCAGATCCTCCTCGCCATGGTGCAGCACGTAGCAGGCGAGACGTACACCCTTGGGACGACGCCGGTGTGGGTGCGGAGGATCGAGAAGGAAAAGGAGGTTCGGACATGAGCCTTGCCCACAAGAAGCTCCTGCGCGAATACGGTGATCCCCACAACAACATGGCGGCAAAGGAGTTCCGGCGCGACCTTGCCCGCCTTCTCCGGGAGGTCAGGGAGGAACAGAAAGAAAAGGATGCGAAGGCGGGATACAACGAGGCTTTCGAATGCCTGAAGCGCGGAACGGATGCGAACACAAGCCAAGCAGTAGCTCAATGTGTGGCCGCCGCCATCAGGGGCCAGAAGTGACCCGCGCCTGCCACGAGTGCCTTTACTACGTGCTCCCCGACTGGAAGGTGGAGAACGTCGGGCGGTGCAAGTACGCGCAGGAGAGGTTCGGGCGGGAAGTGAAGCTGCCGACGGAGTACCCCGCCTGCAAGGGGTTCGCGGACAAGCTGACCAGCCAGAAGCCGGGGAGAAAATATCAGGGAGTCAGGAGGGGAAGATGATCTCTCGCTTGGTCTGCTGGTTGAAGGGCCACTCCCTTTTCTCACTGGAGACGGTGGTCGTCTGCCGCCGATGTTTCCAGTGGTGGCGAAAGGCCCGGTAGTAGCCCATGCCGAACCGCCTTCCTCCTTGCCCGTTGTGCGGCGGAAAGAAACGCCACCGACCGGAAGTATGCCCGAACGGGAAAAACCCGCCACAAGGCATTCAGAATGATTTGAATGATGTTTCCGTAAGGGATCTGCTCCCTCCCCTGCGCCGGATCGTCCAGGTCCTCGAAAGGCTGGTCCAGTCGGGGAAGGTTCCCTGATGCCAGAGAAGATCTTCCCCCCCTATTTGACCTTCGGCGAGGCGCAGCTCTACAGCCGGATCCCCCGGAGGCGGCTGCGCGAGCTGCTGGCCTCCGGGGAGATCCCCTCCCGGAAGTTCCCCGGCAAGGTCGTGATCGCGAAGGAGGCGATCGACCGGTACATGGCCGACGTCCCCGAGCTGCCGGAATCGGTGTTGCGGAGATTCGCCCCTGGGCGGTAGAATTCGCGACATGCGTGTGGAACCCCGCCTCTGGCGTCGGTACAACGGCGTCTACTACGCCGTCCTGCCCGGCGACCAGCGGGTCTCCCTCAAATCCCGCGACAAGGACGAGGCCAAGAAGCTCTTCCACGACTTCTGCCGGAAATGGATGACCGGCAAGCTGGCCGCCCTCGAGGGGGCCAGGAACGTCAAGCTCGGGGCGTTCCGGACGGAGTACCTTAAAAGCCGCAAGTCCCGGGCCGACTCCACCCTGCGCAACGACAAGGCCGTCCTCGACCACCTGGTGGCCTCCTACGGCGTCAACCGGACCTTACGGTCCCTGACCGTCCGGGATCTCGAACGGTTCAAGGCCGGGCTCTTGAAGGGTGTAACCGCCACCACCGTGAACGGCTACCTTCGGCACCTGCGGGGCGCGTTCGCCACGGCGCTGCGCTGGGAGTACCTCCTCCGGAACCCGGCGACCGCCGTCCCCTTCGAGCTCGAGCCGCAGCGCGAAGCGCCCCCTGTCATCGAGGAGGTCCTCACGGGGATCCTGTCGAAGTCCACCGCGGCGGAGAGCCGGGCCTTCCGGATCCTGCTCTACACGGGCCTACGGCCGTTCGAGCTGTGCAAGCTGACGTACGGCCATATCGTGGGCGGGGTGATCCGGGTGAAGGGGAAGCGGGGCCGGATCCGGGTGATCCCGGTCATGGGAGAGTGCAAGCAGCTCCTGGGGGAGGGGGTTCCCACCGCCCACGTGATCCCGTGGCGGCACCCGGTGACCCTGTCGCACAAGTTCCGGGTGGTGGCCACCGCGGCCGGCTACGGCAACGTCCGGCTCTACGACCTGCGGCACACCTTCGGAACGGTCATGGTCCTGGCCGGGGTGGATCCGTTCCACGTCTCCAAGCTCATGGGCCACACGTCGCTCAGCACCACGCAGCGGTACGTGACGGTGACCCGGAAGACCCTGGAGCTGGCGGTGGGGAAGGCGGACGGGATGTTCGGGGGGACGGGGAAGAAGGGCCCCCCGTGACGGTTCCGGGCGGCGTTTTTCTGACAGAATCCATGACAGTCCCGCGCAATTACCCGAATCGAATCAAGTGCTTGGTCCATTCGTAATCAGCAGGTCGTCGGTTCAATCCCGACCGCCGGCTCCACGTAAATCCGGGAACTTAGCGGTATATCTGGAAATATCCCGAAAGAGCACCTACGACCATCCGCGACCATCCGCGACCAAGAGAGACCATTTTGTCAGGGTTTTTATGACAAACCCCTGACAGCGGTCACCGGAGCAGGAGCAGGACCGACCACTCCACGACGAGGGTGATCACCCCCACGATCAGCGCGAACTTCCCGGCGTAACGTCGATCGGCGCGTACGTCGTTAGCCCTCAACCGGATTCCCCTTCCCAGCCTCAAAGAGCAGCCTCGCGAGTCCGGAGACATCGATTTTTCTCCCCCCGGGGTGGTTTTCGTTATGCGCCTGGGCGAGGATCATGAAGTTCTCCGCCAGCCAGGTGAAGATCCTCTCCCCGTGGTGCAGGCGCTGTCGCATCTCCTTCTGGTTCCACCGGATCGCGGCGTACGCCGTCGCTCCCGCGGCGATCCCCCCAAACAGTCCCCCGGCGATCGTCACAATCTCGGCGGTCAGTTCCATTATGCCACCCTCGGAGGAGATCCCCGGAGGAGACGCACAAGGCGATCCCCTCCGGGGTGGAAATGAGGCAGTTCGAGACCGGACAGTTACTGTCCGGACACTGCGGGTCCACCGCTCGGTCCTTCCGGCGAAGGTGGCGCACGGAGCAGCATCTCGTCTTTCTTCGCGCTGCCCACGGAACTGCCGAGGAAGTGCTGCACCCCCTGGCCGGCGAACGCCGTCAGCGACCCGAGGCCGATCAGGAGGTATTTCTCGTTCGCGGTGTTGACGGTGGTGAACAGCAGGATCCCCAGGACCGCCAAAAACCCGAGCGCGAAGATGAACGCAAGGGCGGCCCCCACGGTGTTCTTGTCAACGAGGGTCTTGGTCGGCATCTTACACCTCCGGGAGTTTGGTCGGGTCGAGTGTGGCGAACTCCTCCCGGACTTTCGTCAGCGCGGCTTCCAGTTGCTCCGGCGATGCCCCCGCCTCCGCCGCCAGGCGTTTCAGGTTCGCTTCCACGATCAGAAACTTCACGATCTCTCCCGCGAGCGGGACGAGCAGTTCGAGCACGGGCATCACGCACCTCCCGCTGTTGCGACCAGTTGGTTGATGACGTTGTTGATCTCCTGTTCCCTGCCGGGAGCCGGGATCCCGCCGCCGGCGAGGATGGCGTCGAACGCCGCGATCATCGGCTTCAGCTTGATGAGGAGCTCCCGCTTCACCCGGTAGACACGCAACTGCTCGAGCGAGAGCTTCCCCTGCTGCGCCATCGCACCCATCGCGGCGGCGTCCTCGAACTGCGCCTTGTAGGCCGACATGAAGTAGATCGACTTTTCCTTTGCGATCTGGGAGGCGGTCTTCGCGGGAGCGGTCGGTGCCGTCCCCACGGTGGCGCACCCGGCGACGAGGACGAGAAGCAGGACGAGCAGGATGCTGCGCTTGCGGTTCATGTGTGCCTCCTTTTCAATCGGTTGACTGCCAGTGCATCTCGTAGATCATCAGCGGACCCCGATGCCTGCGGGGTTTTTCGGATAGCCCGCGGGGGATGTCCACGAAAAAGGGGGCGAGTAGATGCTTTCCGCCCCCCTTGCCGTACGCGCCTTCATTCGGAGGGTGTGCAATACACCATGTCCATAGGGCTTCGGGATCGGAATGAACGTGTTCGTCGTCGAAGAGAGCGTTACCCCGTCCCACTCCGCGACGTAGGACACCGGCAGGTCCGCCGCCTCAATCGCCGTGTTGTCCGTGTACTGCGTCACTGGGATCCAGAACATCTCGCAATCGTTCGGGCACGCCGCCATCGCCGCCCCCGCGATCAACATCATTCCGAGAAGCAGGACGATCACCTTTTTCATCTTCCATCTCCTTTCAGGCCTTGAAATGTTCGAGCCGCGCCAGGACCTCCTTGGCGTACTCCGGGTTGTGACCGACCCCGCCCGGGCCGCCGTTGAAGGCCTCCAGCGCCGGGAACGGCTCCTTGTATCTTTTGAGGTACTTCGCCAGGTGCCGGCAGCCGTACTCCAACCCCACGGGGGGATCGCAGAGCTGCGAGAGGAACCGGCCCAGGAAGCCGTGTTCCCGAGCGACGGCGCCCATCACCTGCATCGGCCCCCAGGACGCCTGCTGCCCCCACCACTCCGCGTCCCGCGGCACGCCCTTGTAGGCGAAGAAATCCGCCGGCGGGATCTCGGAGGCCTGCTCCGCGGGCGTGAGCTTCCGGAAGGGCCTGGACCTCAGGACGTCCCACAGGTAGCGGTACTTCGGCTCCGGGTTCCACGCCCAGGTGTCGAAGGTCGACTCCTGCTCGACGATCGCAAGGACGATCGGCCGGGGAACCGCAAAACGGTCGGCAAACGAGATGATCAGGTCGGGTTGCAGGCCCATCGTTCCTCCAAATGAAAACGGCCCCGAAGGGCCGTAGGTTGAATTTGTACCCGATTACCTCAGTTGGTCAGTTGGGAGACTCTTGAATTGTAAGTATTATCCCCGCTGTTGGCCAACAGAACCTGGAGCGTCACGTTATCCGCCACGCTGTACGTTCTGGCAGGAGGCGATCCCACGGCATTATAGGTGTGCAATACCGACGCCGCCCCATAGGCAAAAGCCACCACGTCAATGAACCTCCCCGTCTTGGCGTCGTTCCATGCGCTTACTAAAACGAGGCCACCCCCGACCTCTCCGGCCCCCTGACTGTTTTCCAGAAGGGAGGCAATCGTGTTCTGGGTCGTATTATCCCCGATCAGGCCATTCGTTACTGACGCTCCCTTTAACTGATGCGTTGAATAATAGGAACTCGTCCCTTTTGATCCAACTTTTCTAAGATTCATCCCGACAGACGAATACATATCGCGCTGATAAGTGTCGTTCCCGCGATAATTAACAGTACTGTCGTCTCCACCACTATTTCCAACCCATTCAATGTCATAATTGCTTTGCGGGGTGGGATTTGACACGGTGACAAACGTCGGATGCCCTGCCGTTATAGCGGAGAAAGTATTCCTGTACACTTTTAATCTCCACACATTTTCATATTTAATATGACCGCCTCCATGATCAGCCCCAACGAAAGTAGTATCAGACACAAGGAAGTTCGCGAGTGGATCTCCCGGCAACCCCAACAGGGCAATATCGAAATCCGTGGCATTGTTGTCTGTCATATTGTTTTCAAAATGACAACCGACTACCCTGATTAAACTTAACGCTATTGGAGATTGACTACCCGCAGAAACATACAATCCAGAACCTTGGTTGGACTCAAATACGGTATTGTTTACAAATTCTATTCCTGTACCCTGCCGAATATACGCACCGTGCTTTATTGCGACCCTGAACCTGCAATTCGAGAACGTAGTGGACGTAACAAATGTGTTGCTTATTTCCCCCATGTACAAATTATAGTAATTGGCATCAAAAGTGCAGTTATTAAACTTACTACTGACCATTGCCTCGAGCCTTAATCCATAAGAATCCGTATTGTCGAAATGTGATACGCGAACATAATCCACGTTTAAAGAGGAGTACTCTCCGTTAGATCCAATGTACAGTCCACCCACGGGCGATCCCGCTGTAGTGGTAAGCCGGAAATTCCTTAATATCATCCCCTCGCCCTGAGAGGTGTTCACTCTTGGATTGACAGCTAAGGCAACGTTATCTCCCTGGTAGTCAAGGATGGTTCGCCAGCCTTCACCTTCGAAAATCCCCAAACTCGAATAACGCAAACCCGCGCCGTTATATGCATAAGTTCCTATGGAAAAATGGATTGTTCCGTCGATCTCTAAAGCAGCATCAAAGGCCACCTGGATCGCCGTGGCGTTCGTAGCCGCCGCGCCGCCTCGTAAAGCACCCCACCATTCGGGATACATTTTCCCGACTTGCCCTCCGGCGAAGGAAACCGTGCCAGCCCCACTGAATGCCTGATACAGGCCAGCATTAAACGGTCCCTTTATCGTCAGCACCTTCCCCGACGACAGCACGAATCCTCCGCCGTTTTTCATGTCCAGGTGGACGTTCGCCGGAACCGTCGTGTTGTCGGTGACGCCGAGCGAAGTCGTGACGACCAGCGTCCTGCTCGAGGCCCCGATCTGCGTGAGGGCTTGCGAGAGAGTCTGGAAAGAGGCGGAACTGAGCGGCGCGAACCAGATTTGGTAGACCAGCAGGGCACAGATAGCGGTAAACGCCCCGAAAATCGAGAACAGTTTTTTGTTTTTCATATCACACCTCACAGAGTGATCTGGCCGAACGCTGCCCACTGGCCAGGCGTTCCGGCATCAACACAGGCCCACCCGACCGGCCCCCCGATCTCGGGGGCGGTATTGAATCTTATGAATCCAAGCGCCCATGTCCCATCACTCGGAGGTCCTGTCCCCGTGTCGAACGGCATGGCGGCGCCGAGCGCCAAGGACGCGACCGCCTCGATTCCGGAGCCGTCCGCCTTGATCCGGAGGTAGTAGCCGGCAGGCGACAATGGGATCGTCAACCCAGGGAACTCCTGAAGAATCAGCGTGAGCTTGTCGGCCATTGCCTCGAGGGTTTCTTCATAGAACTGCTGCCCCGCGTTGAGATCGACCGCCTGGGTGCGCGCCGTTTCTCTTCGAAGCATGATCGTATTCCCCGCCGTGCGGCCCGAAACGAACGTCACGTTTCCACCGCCATCGCTCCCCGCGCCCGACACCGTGTAGTCGACGCCCAAGGCCAGCAACGTCCCATCGTCGTAAACCCGGAGATCCGCCGCAGCCAGGATCCGGAATGGGTACGGGAACACCGTCTGCAGTGCGGAGGCGATATAGACCTTGTAGAAAACGAGGGTCGAGACGGTCATGGCCTGCTCCTATCGGGTGATATTCTGCATTTCCGCGTCGGTGAAGGCGCGGTTCCAGATGCGGAGGTCTTTGATGTGGCCGAACAGATAGGCATGAGTGCTTCCGCCGACCTGGACGGATGCCTCAAAAGCAAAATCCCCGTTAAACGTTTTGCCGGACTGGACCGCCCCATCCAACGCCAGGGCCGCACCGACATCATCGGTATACGCGATGGCTGCTCTGTAGGTGGTTCCGTTCGCCATAGTCACACCTTCAAAATATTGCCCGTTGGCCCCCTCTCGATAGCGGAGCCTCTTCGAGCCGTCGTGGATGCAAAACGAGTTAAAGTCCGCCGGGTTGCCGACAAGGGTTATTTCATCCAGCGGCGGGAATCCGTTCGGGGTGACGACAAGGGAAATAGATCCAAGAGTGCTCGATAGGTTCCCCGCCGTGGAGAACGTTAATATGTCGTCGTTCCTCGTCACCGCACCCGTAACAGTGGGGATGTGGGAGGAGGGGAAGGCCCCCGCCTCCATCTGTCCGCCCCAAGCGTACACGTTGTCGCCACTCGTCACGATCCGGACGCCGGGGGTGTACGCCGCCACGGTGAGGGTCGCCGTAACAGCGCATCGCGTCCACGTCGAAGCGTTGATCGCACAGGTCGCCCATGTCGTGCTGTCGGCGCGAACGTCCACGTCGCCGGTGCCGTCTTTCCTCTTCAGGTATACGGAGAAGGTGTACGGAACTGCGGTCCCCGTGACAGTTTGCAGAAGCGTGGAGTTGGCGTCAGTCGCCTCCAACAAGTCGGCGGTCGAGTTCCCGTCCGGCGCGACGGCATTGTCGTCGACGATCGTGATGGTCGTGGGTGCCCAGGTGGTCTTGAAGACCTCGCTTTGGAGCGCGATATTCGTCCTCGCCCCCTCGATCAGCGCCCCTTGGGTCTCGATGCGCAGTTGGTTCGCAGAGGCAACCGTCACCAGCCCCGTCCCCGGGTGGACGTACGTCGCCGTGTGCGTGGCGTCGTGCGCGCGGGTGAAGGTGAAGGCGCCGGTGCCGCGGAGAAGGCGCAGGGGAGACCTCGGGTCATCAAAGGGAGCCCAAAACTTGAGGTCGTAGTGCCACCACGGCGTGGCCTGATGGACCGGAGGCCCGGCCGCCGCCGGGACAGCCAGCAGGAACGCCGCCAGCAGGAGGAGGATGACGCCTGCGCGTCTCATCACCGGGTCTCCAGCACCTTGAACGTCCGGTCGGCGCTCTGGTTCGCCGAGGAGACGAACCGCATCGGCAGCCCGCCGAAGCAGGAGAGGCTGTCGATCCACATCGTAAACCCGCCGGTGGTCGCTGCGATCGACCAGGCCGAGCCGTCAGGCCGGTACAGCGGAACCCAGTTCGTGCCGTCGTCGAAACTCATCTGGAGGGTCAGGCTCGTCACGTCGAGCGTCGGCACGACGATGCCGATAAGGTTCCTCCCCTCCGTCAGCCGGTGCTTCGCGGAATTGTTGTCGTCGGTGGCGATCGTGATCACGACGTCGGAGACTCGCATGGTGCCCTCCTTGTGGGCGGAAATGAAAAAGCCCCTCGAGGGGGCCTGCGTGATGCGATCAATGCGCGGGCGCGGCTACTGCCCGATGTTCAACCCCTTGAGCAGGGCGTCGGACGGGGGCGCCGCCTTCCCTGTCTGTCCCGTCTCTCCGAACTGCTCCTTGCTCTTCTCCTTGCCCGCCCGGACCTTCTGGAGTCGGTCGCTGTTCTCCGCCACCCACTGCTGCGCGAGCGCGCGGTACTGGTAGATCACCTTCTTCACGTACGCCTGCTTCGTCCCCATCGGCGCGTTCGGATCTTCGGGAAGCTCCTTGTACTCCGGCGCCTTCATCGCCGCCTTGAGGAAATCGTATGCGCCGACGTTGCCGAACTCCCCGTCCTCTTTCAGCCCATTTCCGGCGAGCTTCACCAGGAGCGTGTACTCCTTCGGCTTGAGCTCCACGCCATGCCAGGGGGAATCCTTCTCTCCAACTCCGAACAGCCCGGAGCCGCCCGGCGGCCGCCCCATGACGAACCGGGAGGGCATCGAGACCGCCATCCCGAGCCGGTTCATCTCGTCGAGTACGGGGTCCTTCTTCGCCTCGGAGACGCGCATCGGGGAGGCGATGTCCGGTCCCAGGCGCCCCGGGCGGAGCTGCTCGCGACCGAAGATGTCGAGTCGCGCCTCCAGCTTGTCGGAGAGCCCCGGGATCCGGGCCATGATCGCGTCGACCGAGCCCCGTACATAGCGGATCTTCGGATCGACGTACGCCTGATTCGTCTGGTTTACGAGGGCCGGTACGATGGATCCGGCGAGCTGGCTGATCACCCTTCCGCCGGCACGGTCCGGATCGTTGATCGCCTCCATCCACGATCCGACCCCGGCGAGGTACGATTTCATCGAGAAGACCTGGTATCCGGCCAACGCCGAGGCCACCGCCAGGTCCTCGATGTCCTTCCCTTCCACCTCGCCCTGGTTGAACTCGTTGATGAGCGCGATGTCCGCGGCGATCCCCATGAGGGTCCCGATCGGCTCTAACCGCGACATGTCGTAATATTTCCCGCCGATGTTCAGGGAGTACGGCTGCCATCCGTCCTGGAACCAGAGCTGCCGCTGCGACCGGTTCTTCGGGCCGGAGCCGGTCATCAAGCCCGCCTGCGAGAGCACGGCCGCTGCACCCATGATGAGAGAGCCGTTGACGAGCTTCGCCGTGGCGAGCTGCCCCGTGGCCCCGCCCCGGGCGATGTCCGCACGGACGTTCTCGGAGAGCAGCCCGAGCGGCGTACGCTCCCCAACGAACTTCATGATGTTCGTGGGCGTCCGGAAGAAGGGCAGGAAGACCTTGATCATCGGATGCGAGTTCAGGAACCGCTGCGCGGCCTGTCCCGTAGCCCCCAGCTCCTTCGTGAAGGTGGCGTAATCGGCGAACTCCGAGGCGGAGAGAACCATTTCCTCGGTGGGGCTGTCAACGAGCTCCGCAACGCGATCGCCGAACGACTTCCCGCGCAGCCCTTCCGTCGACGCCTTCCGGTACGCCTGCGCGTGGAGTTCCATCCGCTGCGCCATCCCCTTAAACAGGGCATCCTCCGCGCCGAGGAACACCCCCGGGAGGCGGATTGCGTTCCCGAGGAAGTCCACGCCGGTTCCCAATGGGCCGGAGAGGCCGAGATTCTCCGCTGTGATCGCCTTCCTCATCGGCTGCTGGTTCTTCGTCAGGAGGTACTCGTACTTGTCGCTGGCGAACTGGCTCTGGCCTTCCCGCAGCGTCTTCGCCGCCAGGCGGAGGCCGTCCACAATGCCCAGCACCGAGCCTTGGAGCATCGCCCCTGCCTCGCCCAGAGCCACCCCGGGTTCCTTTCCCCACGCCGGGAGGAAGGAGGCCATCTGCCGCTCCTCGATCAGGACGGCGGCCACGGCCAGGTTGCCGGTCATGTTCGCGGCGTGGGTCTGAGGGCCAGACAGAAGCCCGTTGATCCACGCCTCGAGGAACATCTGCGGTTTCGTCGCCCGCTGCAGGGAACGCGCGAAGACCGCGAGCTGCTCGGGGGTCTCCAGCCCGAGGATCGCCTCGTTGATCGTGGCGTCGTCGACGCCCTTCTTCTTCAGCCGGGCGAGGTTCTCCGCGAACTTCGACAGCCCGGCCGCCTGGTAGTCGCCGACCTCGGTCATGATGCGGTGGGAGCCCAAGCCCCGCGCGATCGCGGCGGTGGTCGACTCCTTCTTCTCCTGGATCCGGGCGGCCAGCGCGAGCGCTGCGTCCCGGGTGCCGATGGCCTCCGCGTCCCCTTCAGACACCTTCTTCGCCTGGTCGAGGACGAACTGGCCGACCGCCCCGTGGAGCAGCCGAGTTCGGGTGATGTCCACGTCCGTCATCGGCTTGTTGTCCGGGTGACGGAGCAACTCCGGGACGGTCATCGGGTTCGCCTTCGCCTCCTCGTAGACCTTCTCCAACGTGCGGGGAGCGCCGATCGTCTCCTCGATCCGCTTCCCGTAGAGCGCGTCGACGCCGGCCATGACCTGCTTGACCGTGTCGGGGATCTCCAGCCGGTCGTAATTGATCCGCCCGGGCTTCCCCTCGATGTCGAGAGACCCGCTGGAGATGGCCGACTCGAGCTTCCCCCACTCGGCGGGCTTCACGTCGCGCTTACCTGGGATTTCAATCGAACCCCGCTCGTTCACGAGCTGCTCGGGGAGGCGCGCGCGGAGGTTCTCCGTGTACGCGGAGAGCCCTTCCTTGATCCCGAGTGCATCCACCGATCCCTTGACCAGCTTCCCCTCCTTCACCCCCGCGTGGATCGCCTTCCCGACGCCCATCATAGCCGCCAGCCCGGCCGCCTTCGCCAAGAGGGGATCGCCGGTCTTTTCCTTCACGTACTCTTCCGCAGTCTGCGCCGCCCAGGTGAAGGGAATGAACGGGATCCCGAGTGCCTGCTCCCACTGCTGGGAGTCTTCCGTGGGGGCGCCGGCGGCCGCTGTCTTCACGGTCTCGAAGGTCTGGTCGATATGCTGCTGGAGCTCCTCCTGCACAGCGGGATCCGTGTTTCCCTCGTTCCCTCCGGAGGCCGAGACTCCCTCCATCGACACATCACGTCCAGCGGAGGCCGCGGCGAGCTCTCCAGCCGCCCGGGCCGGAAAGCCGAACAGCTCGATTGCCGACCGCACTGCTCCCTTGATCATGTCGGGGACGGCCTGCTCGTTCCCGGCCTCTCCGGCGATGTTCCCGGCGGGCTTGGCTCCCTTCACGCCGCGGACGTCCACGGCAGCGGAGGGCTTCCCGGGCGTGAGGTACGGATTCGGCGCCTGATCGGCCGCCGTGATCATCTGCGGAGAATCCCCGTTGACGCCCTGGGTGTACTCGCTCTTCCAGCGGTCCAGGTACTGCGCGGAGAGGTCGCTCATTTGCCCGCCTCATTGAGCAGCTTTTTCAAGTCTTCCGTTCCTGTCCCCTGTGGGTTCCTCACCGTCTTCCACCGGTTGGAGATGTCGGAAGCAATCTCGAACCACTTCTCGGGGGTCTTCTTGACGCGGGAGATGTACTCCTGCTCATCGGCGATCAGCTTCACGCGGATCTTGTCGGTCATGGTGTTCATGAACCCGCGGGGTACCGCCGTCCGGATGATCTCCATTCCCGTCGCCGCCCCCGGGGGCAGCTTCTGGAGGTCGTCGACTCGCGCGCGCTTGTACTCGAGGATGTCGAGGACATCTGCGGGGTTGAGGCCCTTCTCTCCGAGAGAGGTGATCTCCTTGTCGGAATACCGGCCAGGGTTGAGGTTGATCTCCATCTTGTACGTGTTCACGATCGCAGGATTCCGGGGACCGCCTTCCCGTGATCGCGCAGCCACCTTGAGCCTCCCTTCCTTGTATCCAGCCGGGGAGATGATCGGGGTGAAGTTCGGGTCCCGCGTGGGGCCGAGGAAGGCATCGTCCAGCTGAGCGCCCGTGACGGCCCCGGCGTCGATGCCTGCAAGGAAGACGGCATCGTTTTTCTCCTGTGATTTCTTCACCTGGTGTTCCGCAACCCGCTCGTTGTGCTCCATCTGGCGGATGGCCGCCTGGTCCAGCAGGTCGACCTTTCCGATGCCGATCCCGGCGTACGCCCCGGCCTGCTTCTTCTGGTAGTAGATGGCGGGGTTGTTCAGGATGTCCCGCTTCGCGAACCCCACCTGGACGCCCTCGAGGAAATCGTTCTCGCTCTTGGCGCCCTCCTCCGCGGAGATGATGCCGCCCGTTACGGCAGACCGGATCGTGCCGATGCCGAGTCCGATCAGCGCGGAGGGGTCGTCCACCTTGGCCGCGCCCTCCATGGCCCCGGTGACCACGTTGGTCAGGTTCGCCTTCGAGGAGTCCACGAACAACTGGCGCTGGCGCTGCCGGGCGTGCAGGTAGCCGCTTGCCTCGATGTCCGCAAGTTGCGACGTCACCGACTTCTTGACAACGGGGTCGTTGATCCCGTCGAGGGTCTCCTGCTTGATCTTCCCGAACCCCTTGAGCCAGTTCCCTTCGTGCGTCTGCCAGTCCGGCTTTTCCTCGAGGGCGGCGTTCAGGTCGGTCACACGCTTGTGGGTGTCCAGCGTCAGCGCGGAGACATCCTGCACGCGCTGGAGTTCGTCCGCCTGAGCGCGGAACACCTGGTCGTAATCCATCGCCTCCTTGGCGAGGATCCCGAGCCCGCGAGCGGCGTCTCCGCCGAAATCCTCCGGGGTAGCCCTAGGGATGCCCGAGGAGGAGGGAGCGTCGAGCTGGGAGATGTATTCGCCGAGTTCCATCTCAGTCCCACCCGTAGATTTTCAGTTCATCGTCCGTGAACCGCGGCTCGGACGGCCCCTTGTACCCCATCCCCGACTGCTTCGCGTAGTCGACGCCCAGGGCGCCGAGCTTGAAGATGCCTTCCGTGAGCGCCCCCTGCTCCTTCGCCGCCCCCCCGCGGATCCTCGCCTGCGCCGTGTTCACGTTCCGCGCCGTGGTGAGCCGGGAGATGACCAGGTCCCGCTCCGCCTGCCCGGCGGCGTGCATGAGGACCTCGATGGGGCTTCCCGTAATCTCCACTCCGGAGGCTCCCGCCCGGGCGCGCATCGAAGAAAGTACCCGGTCCCGCTTCTCGGAGATGCCCTTCTCACGGAACGATCCCGATACCAGGGCGCTCGTCATGTCCGCGCTGCCCGCGTCGATCTCCGCCTTTCCGGCTGCCCTGCCGGACTGCATCCCGAGCAGGGTCGCTCCGCCTGAGAGAAGGTAAGGCCACATGGTCTACGCCCCCACGTCGAGATCCCCGCCCACGCACAGGATCGTCGCGGGAAGAGGGTTCTTCTGCTTGATCACGATGTCGGCCTCGGTGTCGATGCCGAGGTTCGATACCTGGATGTCTCCGGTATATGGATCCGGCGGAGACCCCAGCGGAGCCGCTCCGGTCCGGAACGGCAGCTCGTCGCCGTTCACCTCGAGGCTGCTGGTGTCAAGTAGCCGAAGGAAGATCTTCACCCAATGCTTCAGCTTCCCGATCGTGTTGATCTTGTCGGTGGAGAACTCCTGCCGGTTCGGGATGAGTTCCGATTCGTACGGCAGCCCCACCACGACCAGAGAGGCGGCCGTGTCGAGCGTGATCTGTCCGCCGGCGACCACTTTCCCCTTGACCACGAACCCGTCCGCCAAGGCGTCGACGGTCTTTCCCTCGAGGTGCGTCAGCCCCGGGATCGTCACCGTGGCCACGCCGTCGTAGAGGATGAAGCTGTCGACGTTCGGGCGGTCCGGGTCCAGCCGCTCGATGTACCGCTTCGTGGCGCCGCCGATCGTGCGCTTAACCGCCAGCCACAGCTCATCCCGATTGTTTACCGGGTCCGGAATAACGCAGGGACTCTCCGCGCCCCCGTCGGTGTCGTGCTGATGCCAGGCGAGGACCTTCTCTTCCCGGTTGTAGGTCAGACCCAGCCACACACCGTCCGCCCGCACGGGCCAGAGGATCGATTCCGGCTCCTGCTGGTACGCCATCTCCACGATCCCGCCCTCGGTCAGGTGATCGGCCAGCGTCGTCAGGTCGCCGGCGAGGAAGGAGTCAGAGTCGAAGGCGTACCCGATCTCCCGGATCTTGCGCCCGGCCCGCTGCACAAACAGGAGCTTGTGACCAATCCGCACGGGGGAGACATCGGCGGAGCCGTGCGTCGTCTCGTTCTTGACGTCCACGTTCGAAGGTGTTAGCGGAGAATCGCCACCACCGATGACTCGGAATTCGCTGCCGGCCGTGCCCACCAGGAGCGCCTTCGTCGGCAGCATCCAGCGCATTTCGTTGACCTGGTTCGCCGCGATCCGGTACTCAAGCGCGTCTCCGTCGTACGGGCCGATCCCCATGTTCTCGTAATCCCCGCTCTGGCTTCCCCAGATCGTGGTGGGGAACAGCTCCGTCCCTCCCGCCATGAACCGCTGCTCGTAGAAGCAGATCGCGGACGGATAGCCGTTGGCCGCGGACCACGCCTCCGACTCGCACGTCCAGGAGCCGGGCGCCGCCGCGACGATGGGGGAGACGACCATCGGGACGAGAATTCGGGCGGAAACGACCGTGGCGGACGTGTAGGCCGTGATCTTGGCGACTCCCGAGAACATCCGGACGTACTTCCCGACATCAGAGGAGCGCCAGCCGTTCTTCGCCAGCGTCAGCGTGGCGATCGCATTGGCCGGCGAGATGAGGGACGGCGTATTGTCCGCCTGCGGGGATCCGGTCAGCAGCCACGTCCCGGCGGTCATCGGTGAACACTTCTTCCAGGTCGTGCCCGGCGCCTGCTGCGCTCCGAACGAGGCGTCGATCGTGCATATCGCAGGATCCGCATCCAGCACCGTCACGCGCCGCACCGTCCCGGCCTGCGCTCCGCTGGTGACGTGGACGTAGTCGCCCACCGCGAGACCGTGAACCTCGGAGTTCGTGATCACCGTCCCGCCGACGTCTGTCTGAAGCGTCCCGGGACCATCCACGACGAGCGAGGCCGCGAAGTCGTTCAAGACGTCAACGGTGACTTCCTTCCGGGAGGTGTACGCGGTGATCGACGCCAGTCCTGCCACGCGCTTTATTCCACGCCCGGCATCACCCTCGTAGAAGATATCCGCGGAGGCGTACACCTTGATTCCCTGCCCGGTGACCGCGCCAATCCCGATCGTGATCGTGCCGCCCGATGGATCCATGTCCGCTTCGTAGGTCGGAGGAGGAAGGAAGGAGATCGTGGAGAGCTGCCAACTTGTACCGTCGGCGAGAAGGCGCTGGAGCTTCCGGATCGGATGATCCCGATGGGCAATGTAGAGCACATCTGCGGACTGCGTGAACCGCAAGGACCGCAACTGCGCCTCGGTATAGGTCGTGGTCACTTCTACCGAGGTCCCGACCGGGGATTCGATCCGCGCGCCGTTCTGGTAGATCCGGATGTAGTTTTCCCCGAATTCGAGGACGTACGCCTGCTCGACCCCGTACTCGAAGGGGACCAGGCGGACGCGCTTGCTGCTGTCTTTCACCTCGGCGACGAACCGCAAGCCCCCGCGGCGGTAAGCGGGCCCCTGGGGATGCGCGATGAAGTTCCTCATCGTCCGGCAGCCGTTCTTGAATTTCTCGTAGTCGAACCGGCCGCCCAGGTGCGGGGCGAGCTCCCCCGCGTTGAACGAGGATTGGATGGGGAAGATCGGCATCAGGCGGTCCTTTTCCACATATAGACGACAATGTACGGTTGTAAATTGTTATGAGCCCCCCCGCCGCCGGCCGCTCCGGTGTTCAGCCCCGCCGCCTGCGATCCGCTGGCATTTGAATCAATCCCTAATTTCAACGCACCTCCGCTGGCGCTTGCCGGGGCATTTTCCGCATGCGCGTGCGAAGGGATCTCGGCCTCGGTCAGCGTGTGAGTCTTCTCTCCGCCGGTTTCCTCTGCGGTGTCGAAATCGGCATCCCCCGCGTCCCGTCCCACGAGGACCCTGCCGGCGCCGAACGCGACCCACGTTCCGAGTCCCAGGAGCGTCGCGGGGTTCATGGCGACGACGGAGAGGAACACCGAGCCGATCGGCCACGCCCCTGAAACGTCCCCCGGAGGCCCCTGTTCCCCCTGTGGTCCCTGGATCCCCTGGATCCCCTGATCTCCCTGCGGCCCCTGGGCGCCATCATTTCCAGCCGGACCCTGCGGACCGGGAACGGTGCTGTCCGCTCCGGCAGGACCCTGAAGTCCTTGGTCGCCCTGCGGACCTTGCGGCCCGGGAACCGTGGAATCGGCGCCCGGAGGACCCTGAGCCCCATCCGCACCAACAGGACCCTGTGCCCCATCGTTTCCTGGTAGCCCCTGAGCACCATCGGCCCCGGGAGCGCCATCCGCTCCGGGAGGTCCTTGAGACCCAGCAGACCCGGCAGGTCCTTCCGGTCCCTGGGGACCCGGTACGGTCGATGCGGCGCCAGCGGGGCCTTCCGGCCCGGAGGGACCGTCCAGTCCTTGCGATCCGGGCTCGCCTTGAGGTCCTTGCGGGCCGATGTAGAGCTTCGCCGCCTCCCTCTGGAGTCCCGCCGGTGTGCCCATCTACGCCCTCACGTCCGTGAATGTCGTGCACTCGGCAACTTCGGGGCTGCCCTCCTGGCCGTCGGAGGCCAGCGCGGACAGGATCTTCCCCTGGTACGCCGCCCACGCGGCGGAGACGACCTTCTCCTTCTTCGTGATCGGCATGGAGAGCTCGGCCGTCATCCGGGCGACCAGGGCGGTGCACAACCCGGCGGAATACTTGCCCGTGGCCGTCACGCGTACGGCGTACAGGACCTTCGCCGTGCTGTTGTCGCACAACAGAAGGCCGTCCTCGACCGCGAACGCCTCGTCGGGATCCTCCATCTCGAAGATCCGCAGGCAGCCGGTCGGAAGCGCGTACGCATACGACCATCCGAACGCCGGGGCGGCCGCTTCGCGCGCCAGCGTGGCCCGCTTCTTCGCGCAGTTCCAGCGGTGCGCGGCGAGCTCATCATCCAGGACCATCGGCCAGATCACCTTACAGATCCGCGCGCGGTCGTTGGCGTCGTCCAGACTGTTTATCGGATCGGCGCCGAGCAGCATGAGCGCCGCCGAGCAGATTTCCGTTTCGGAAGAATACATGGGTCCTCCGGTGAGGGGGCCTTTCGGCCCCCCCTCGGGTTAGTGAGGCGCCTTGGTCCCGTAGAAGGTGAAGGTTCGATCCGCGGCCTGGGCGGTGCCTGCGACAACCCGAACGTATCGCCACGCAGCGAAGTTCCCCGGGAACTCGACCACCTTGGCCGCCGTCCCCGCGGCGGAAATAGCCGCGATCACGTTCGTTCCGTTGTTGTAGGCCATGTGGGTGTAATAGGTCGTCCCGTCCGCGCTCACTTCCACGGCGATCGTTGAAGAAGTGATCGTCGGACAGGCCACGGAGAGAGACGTGATCCCCCTGGGCAACCGGATCCCGGCCGAATGTGTGTTGTCGGTCACTACCCCGCCGGTCATCAGCGAGGCCTGGACCATGTCCGGCTCGCCCGCCTGGGCGATTCCGGTGAAGCATGCCAGGGCGGCGAAAGCGAGAAGCACCACCATGAATTTCCGCATGAGATTCCTCCTTGGAAAAGGGAAGGGCCGCCCGAAGGCGGCCCCGTCGGGTGCTACATGATGTAGTCGATGTACCCGTAGTACGTGCCGGTGGCCACGATCACATCGCCGATCACGAGCGCCGCGATCCGCCGGTCCGCGGTCAACACGGTACCGAAGTTCAGGGCCACCGTGTTATTGAGCGCGGTGTGGTTCAGGGACGCACAGTCGAGGCCGTCCGCCAGCTCGTCGCCGCCGTCCCACCCGATGTCCAGCGTCACGCCGGCGCCGGAGAACGTCTCGTCGTTGCCCCACACGCCGCCCAAGAGCCGCGCGCCCTTGGGCAGGTCGCACAGATCGATGAGCGTTCCCACCGCCAGCCCGAGAGCCGCGTCGACGGTTCCGGAGAAATACTTCCTCCGGAGGACGCCGTCGGTGTTCCCGGAGTTCGGGACCGCCGGGACCGCGTCCTGATTCAGAACCTGATCGCTTTTCTGGTCCGCCATGAGAAAACCTCCTTCTCGTCAGGGGTCAGGGACCCGAGGTTGAAATTCAGGGGAATTACTCCACGCAGTCGATCGCCAGGACCTTGCCGTCCTCGATCCGGGCCGCGCCCAGGTCGATCGAGATGGAGATCTGGTCGATGTTAGAGAGGTCGGGCCGCTTGTTGATCTGGACTTCCATTCCCTGCCCGAGCTGGAACCCCATGCCGCTCTTCACCCACGCGACGTTCCGGCGGGTGCCGGCGATCGCGCCGACGGCCAGACGCTCGGTCGGGATCCAGTTGAACCCGCAGAAGTAGACCACGCGGCCGTCCTGCAGAGCCTTCTGGTTGTAGTCGTTGTTCACGACCTCGTCGATGTTCATGAGGTCCTCGAACTGCTCCGACCCGTACGCCCAGAAGAGCTTCTCGGTGGGGTCGACCATGTTGGCCATGAACTGCTTCTTGGCCGTGATGATCTTGTCCTTCGTGAGGCCGGTGCCGCCGGAAGCGATGAGGGCGGTCCCTCCGGCGTTGAACGCGACTTCCGTGGAACCGGTCTCGTCCTCCCAGGCGCTCCCGGTCATCGCGGCGATGATCACGTCGTCGATGGTCCGGTTGCAGGCCATGATGCCGTTCTGCTGGTAGGACGACCGGGGGTCGGAGCCGATCCGGTGGACGTCGATCGGATCGACCGGCATGTGGACGTCGTAGAAGTCCATCGTCGCCGAGCGCCGGTTGTGGATCTGGTCGGTGAGAACGGTGGGCTGGTTGCGGACGGTGCGCTTCCGCATCGAGGTCGCGGCGAGCAGGTCGAAGAACGCCCGCTTTCCGTTGAGCTTGCCGTCGTCGCGGACGGCCTCGCGGAGCAGGCTCCTCTGCTGCTGGAGGGCCAGCAGGACCCCTTCACGGTACGTCTGCCGCTGCCAAAGGGTGATTTCGTTCGCCATCGGGTAAGCCTCCTTCCGAAGTGGGTGGATCGTTTGAATCCTTCGGTCTGGGAGGTTGCCCGCGGAATGCGGACCTGCCCGTGACCTTGTCGCCAAGGTCCGGACCCGTGCAGGGTTGCCCGGAAGGGTGAAACGGTGGCGCCGTTGTCGGAGGCGCCGTCCCGCCGCGGACCCTCTCGGGTTCCCCGCGGGGCTGTCCTGCTATGCTTGAGCCTGGGCTCCCGTCCCGTACCGCAGCTGCTGGAGCTTGTTGACCTTCTCCACGATCTCCTTGTGCTCCGGCTTGGTGTTGTCGAAATACGCCGGATGCTTCATGAGCTTCTCGACCTCGACCTTCGCCGCCTCAGGGGTCGTGATGTCGCCGACGGACGCAACCACCCAGCCGGCCTCCTGGCTCATGAGGCCGAGACCGTAGAGCGCCTTCGCGATTCCTGGGTGGTTCCCCAGGAGCGACCCATCGGCGAGCTTCGTGATCTTCAGCATCTCCTGGAAGTCGGGGCCGAGGACCTCTGCCGCCTTCTTGGACAGAGCCATCCTCTTGTCGAATTCCATGCCCCACTCTTTGTTCAGCGTAGTTTCCGCGTTACGGCGGGAGAGCATCGTGCGTTCTGCCTCGGCGATCGTCATCTTCGCCGCGTGTTTGAAGATGTGCTCCACCTGTTTCACGTTGAGCCCCGCCTCGTAGGCCATCTGCAGGGTCGACTCCTCGAAACCCGGGTCGAGCTCCACGCCCGCGGGGAGCTGCGGCCGCTCGAACTTGTACTCCGCGGCCGATGCCGGACGCCCCATCTTGCCGTAGAACGCGGACCACTCCTCGGGTTTGGCGTCGGCCTTCGGGATCCGCACCGACTGTCCCTGGTACGACTCCAGCTCGACCAGGCTCTGGATGGCGGCCGCGGGCTCCTTGAACTTCTCGAGCGCCTTTACCGCCTTCTCATTCGTGGACAGGGCAGGGAAGAGCCCATGCCGCCAGTCGTTAGGCTGGTAGGGGTTCGTCGGAGTTCCGCCACCGTCTCCTCCTGCTCCGTCTCCCGCGCCGCCCTTATCAGCAGCGCCCCCACTTCCTGCGCCACCCTTCCCGTCCGCGCCCGCATCGCCTTGGCCGCCACCCGCTCCGCCGCCCTCGCCAGAAGCCCCACCGCCGGCACCTCCCGCGCCTCCTTCCTCGTACGTTCCGATTCCGAGCAGCCGTTTCAGGAACATCCCTCACCTCCGTCCGGACCCCTCGAGGGGGTTGCCCGGTTGATAGATGCTATGTTTCCGCCGACTCCTGCTGCTTCTCCTTCGGCCCCTCCGCCTCCTCGGCGAGAAGGGTCAGGATCCGGAGAAGCACCTGGCGCCCGCCCTCGGCCACGTGCGTGCCGTACGGATCGCCGGGGACGTACGTGGAGACGTCGTAGAACTGATTCCGCAGGTCCTTGAGGACCTCCCGGCCCTCCGGAGACGTGAAGGTGATCACGTAGCACTGCCGGATCCGCTTCTCGCGGGCAGCCTTCTCGCGATGCTGGTCCTCTTCCTCCTGCAGCTGGATCGCTTCCTCGAGGCGGGGGTCGATCTGGGGGCCTCCCACGCTACATCATCCCCGCGGCTGCCGGGAGCGCCGCCTGCTCTTCCCCGCCTTCGGCCGTAGCCTTGAGGTACGGGGCCTTGTCCTTCATCTCCTGCGCCGCCGCCAGCCGCTCGTCGATCGCCTGCTGGCGCGCCGCTGCTTCCGCGCGGCCTTTGCGGATCTGCTCGACCTCGTCCTTGCTGCGCATGACCTTCGACGGAACGCCGGACGTGTCCGCGGTGACCCACCCCATCTCGTCGAAGTTCGCGACGTCGAGCACGGTCGGATCCTGCATCTTCACCGCCGCGTCGATCCACAGGGACGCCCACCGCTCGATCGCCATGGAGTCTCCGGAGCGCTGCGCCCGGGCGAGGGGCCCCTGGTACTCGATATCGATCTGCCCGCCGCCCTCCTGGATGGCGCGCACGACCTCCGGCGGGGGCTTCGGAAGCATCCCCGCACGGAACCGGATGCCGAAGATCCGCTTGATGAGCGGGTTGAAGAGCTCGTCCTCGAGGCGTCCCACCGTGGGACCCAGCGCACGCTGGTTCCGCTCGTCCCGGATGGTGACCTCGCGCGCCGTCATCTGCGGGCCGGAATCGGGAAGGGTGAACAGGTCGTAGTAATAGACCCGGTAGATCTTCTGCTCGAGACGGTCCTCGAGCAGCTCCGGCACCTTGAAGTCCGAGCCCATGAGCAGCGGCCTGATCGGCGGATTAAAGTGCGCGCCCCCGCCGGGAAGCGCGGTCCGGACCACGTTGATCGCCGCCGGTGTCAGGCGCACCTTCCCGATCACTCCCTGCTCAGGAACGATCAGAGGCGGCCGCATCGAGAGCGGCGCCGCCATCAGCTTCTCCTCGACCACCTTGTTCAGCGTCTTGATGTCGGGGAGCGCCGTGTCGGTAGGACCCCGTCCGTACGTCTCGCCGGCGGCCTTGCGCCACCGGGTGGTCGGGATAGGCCACTCCTGGTATCCGCTCTCCTCGAGCAGCTGCAGGGATTCGAGCTCGAAGTAGTAACAGGCGTACGGCATGTCGATCGCCAGTTGCCCACGGCCCTGTCGCCCGCCCTCCCGCGGCTCCACCACGTGCAGCACGTCGAACTTCTTGTCCTTCTCCGAGCTTTCCGCCACGCGCCGGACCTCGGCGGAGACCTTGCCCTTCCTCCACCGATCGACAATCTGCGCGGCGGACATGGAGAGCTTCCGGTAGATCGTGTTCACCCTCCGCATGTGGTCCTCGGCGGCGCAGTAGTCGCCCACGTTGACCGCGGTGAACCGCAAAGCGCCCGGGGAGCTCCCCGCATCCGCCAGGAGGGACGCGGTGGCGAACGCCCCCAGGTCGAGATAGTTCTCGTGGATCTCGGAATAGAAGTTCGAGTCCGCAAGCGCGTAGTAGAGGTCCTCGGTGCACTCGTCGGCCCACTCCGCGGCCACCTTCAGGTCGTTGAGCCGGGGGTTGCGGAACTTGATCGTGAACCAGCGCATCGTGCGGTTCGTCAAGGCTCCCGCCATCGTGGAAGCCAGGATCTCGTTGGCGTGGATGGCGGTGCCGTCGAAGAGCTTCTGCGTCATCTTCTGGTACGGGGCGTACCGCCCGGCGAGGTTCGCCTTCCCGGGCATGGCATAGTCGGCGTGCTCCATCCAGCGGGAGAGCGCCGGCCACCGCTCGGTCTCGAGGTAGGCGTGCCGGTCTTTCCGCTTGACGAGTCCCGCGTGGTCGATCATCGGCTCAGTCCCCCAGCAGCGTCTTGCCGGAATCGGCAAATCCGCCGCCGAGCGTGCTCGGGCCGCCGCCGATGATCGTGGAGGAGAACCCCTTTCGGCGTCTCGCTTTGGTCCGCTGCGCGCCCATCGCCGCCTGCTCCTCGTACTCCGCCTGGCGGATCTTCGCATCCGCTGCGGCCACTCCGGCGGCGGTTGCCTCCTGCTCCTTCTTCTTCTCCCTCGTGGTCTTCTCGCCGGCCAGCGGCTTGTAGATCGACTCCCCGACGTCGGAAATAAAACTCAGCGCACTCGATAACCAGCCCATCGCGTACCCCCTACGTCTCCGCGTCCTGCTGGAAGTCCGCGGAACGTGAGTGATTGAAGATGTCAAAATCGGTTTCAGCCCGGGTCTGCTGCTTGGCGGGTTTCCCCGTCGGCACGCCCGCGATCACCCGGGAGACGACGTACTCGAGTGCGTTCATCAGGTGGCTGAACTCGTTCTTCGCCGGGTCGTCGTCGTACAGGCCCGACTGAGGCCGCTTCGTGCGCTGGTACCCGCCCTCGAACGCCTCGATCAGAAACCGCTCCCGGGGGTCGATCTGCAGGAACTGCCGCCCGTCGTCGGAGAGCCGCCCCAGCACCGCCTCCATCGCCTTGAAGCGGCCCGCCCACGTCACCTCGCCGAGCTGCACGTTCAGCCCGAACCCCTTCAAGTTCTCGTCCGGGTGATCCGGGGAGTTCTCGAGGATCCCCTTGCACGTCTTCTCGTCCGAATCTTTCCGGGCGTTCCCCGCGGGATCGATGTACTCCACCCATGAGAAGCCCGGGAAGAGCGGCGCGCAGTGCTCGAGCACCCGCGTACCGAACCGCTTGATGCCCATGAACGAGTTGTTGGGCACGTAGAGACTCGGGAACACGTTCAGGTGCATCGGCGTCAGTTGGCAGATAGCAGCCGCCGGCGTCCCGCCGAAGTCCCACCCGCGCAACATCGGGATATCTTTCACGGGCGAAAGCGGCCCCGGCGCAACGTGCAGCTGCCGGCGATAAGTCAGGTAGACCGGCATTCCGGAGCGGATCGAGAAGTCGATCTCCTGCTCCTTGCGCCAGTCGGAGGAGAGCTCACCACCCGGCACGCCCCGGAGCTTGGCCTCCTTCCACGCCCGCCCTTCCGCCGTCTCGGGATCCCGGCCCCGGAAGGCGCTGTAGTGCAGCTCGATCGACCGGATGCCGGAGGCGGTGTCCCACTTCTTGATGCCCCTCACCCTACCGCCCCCATGGTGATCGGCGACTGGAACTCGCCCATGATGCCGAAGTCCGACGGCTCCGCGGAGGACACCGCCACGATCTTCCGCGCGCACTGCTTCGCGGCCCGGTAGGCGTTCTTGAACTCGGGCTGGAACGCCGCCTCATCGCCGAAGTAGAGGCTGACCGTGTTCGACCGGACGATGTCCCCGCCCTGGGGAACGCCCATAATCTTGCTGCCGTTGTGCCGGTAGACGATCTCCCCGAAAGCGTTGAGCCTGGGGACCTGCATCCAGAACGGCAGCCGGCCCTCGATGAAGTCGATGCGCCCGACGCCCGCCTCCTTGGCGTAGACCAGGTTAGCGGCGTCGTCCTCCTTCTTGCTCTGGATCATGCACAGCTGCGAGTCCCGGAACCGCGCCCACCAGCACAGGTACGCGCACATGAGCCACGTAACCGAAAGCTGCCGGCTCTTTGCGATGAACGTCACCGGGTGCTCGTGGATCTCCTCGAGGATCTCCACCAGTGCGGGCTCGTGCGGGAAGGGCTTGTAGGCCACCTTCTCGTCGTACTCATCCTTCGTCCACACCCACTGGAGGGGGTGCCAGATCCAGTAATACGGGCTTTGCGCGGCCAGCGCTGCCTCGCAGGCTTGCAGCGTCGGGCTCTGATCGAGCTTGCGGGCGTATTCCGCCCACTCGCGCTCCGTGCGGCGCTCGAACAGGGATTCGAGATCAACCACCGGCTTGCTTGCCCTGCCTGGCGACGACCTCCGCGCGCATGATCTCGCGGATCTGCGCGGAGGTCTTACCGGAGAGGTCGACGTGGGCGATCGGGCCACCGCCGGGCCCGGAGTGCTCGACCCGGTTGTAGCCGTACCCGCGGTCCTTCGCGTTCGCGTTGAGCCATCCCATGGTCGCCGTAGAGTTCCCATTCCGGGACTGGGTTACCAGGAAGCCCTCGAAGAGGTCCTTGCACGACTCCTTGGCGTGCTGCACCGCCTGGGCGAACTCCGGGTCCTCTTTGATCCAGAGGTAGTACGTGTCCCTGCGGATCTTCACGGCCTTGCAGGCTGCCGTGACGTTATTGGCCTTCTTGACAAGCACGTCGAGGAAGACCTCTTTGTTGCGTGCCCTGTTGTGGTCGGTCATACGATCCTCACCGCCCGCAGCTGAAAATAGTTCAGGCGCTCCTCGGAGAGAATCCGCGCCTTCTCCGTGGCGTTCGTGGCTGTAGCGACCTCAACCAGCTTCCCCGTGACCTTGTCAACGCCCACGATGCTCCACATGACCTCGCGCTCCGGAAATGCAAAGGGCCAGCCGGCTCCGGATGGGAACCGCTGGCCCTTCGTGGAAATACAAAAGCCCCAGGGGATTTCTCCCGCGGGGCCTGGTGACAATTCTCAGTGTCTTGACAACTACCCGGTTTTCCGGAAATCGTCAAGTATTATTTTCGCCACCCCGCTCAATCCTGACGCGGAAATCGGGAACATTGCCCGTGAAGATTCTGCGGACACGATTTTCGGGGGTGCAGGAGCAGCCCTCGGTGACACAGCTCCCGGACGAAATGATTGCTCGCTTTCCGCGCGCGCCGGCGCTCCCTGGGCGGGAAGTCGGCCAAGGATTGCCGCTCGATGAACAGGCGGGTCAGGTACCGGTACCGATCGTACCGGGTGAAGAGCAGATGCACCGTCTCTGGATCTCGATCGTCATCCGGCTCGGGGTGCGCGAAGCAGCGCGTCGGGCTGACGTAGATGTACCGCCACCGGTCGTACGACGCCGCTCCCTTTGGGGCGTGGTCGGGGAACGGCGCCGCCCTCGCTGCACGGCACCGCTCCCTCCACTGCACCATCGCCTGGACCGCAGAGCCCACGGATTGGTACATTACTCCGCGTGGAACTTCCAGCAGCGGATCTTGTCGCCGCACGGCACGTCAAGGATGGCCTGACGATCATCGGTCTCCAGGTCGATCGACACGACACCCTCGCGGATCCCGGCGATACGCAGCGCGATCGCGTCCCGCCACTTCTTCTCGCGGAAGCAGAAACTGACTCCAGCTCCGACGACGGAAACCCCGACGTCTTCCGGCTTGATGGTGCCTTGAACAATCTCCCGCAAAGTGTCCAGCGGACGGTACACTTTGAACGGTTCTTCGGTTTCACGTGGAACTTCTTCGATAGACTCTTCAGGGGGTGCAGCAGGCGCCTGACCTTCCGGCGCCACACTCAACTCCGCCACGTCCCCGGGCTTGAGCTGCGCGATCTCCTGCTCCGTCAGCTCGCCGCCAGGCACTGCTTCGCCGGAAGCTACAGCCTCCGCGAGCTCGCCGAGGGACGGCAGCACCTCGTCGGGTTGAACCTCTCCCGCGTCCTCAGCGGCCGCCTGCAGATCCTCCGGAGGCGGCCCGCTGGTTCCTTCCTGCCCCGCCGCACCCGTGTTTTTCTTCTTCGACATCGCCTCCTCCTTCGCTGGTTGTTGGAATCCTTCCTGCCCCGCCGCACCCGTGACATGCGGTCAACCTGTCCGCTTCCTCACCCGGCATCCGCCAGAGGAACACGCCCGTCCCCTCGCAGCGGATGCACTCGCGGTCAGGCACGGCGCCACCGCCTGAACTCCGCCTTGAGCCCCCGGTACACCGCCCGCGTGCAGTGCGGATGCAGGCGGATCGGGCTGTGCCTCTCGTACCTACGCTCCGGCAGCCCTGCCGTCGCGCGCTCCGCCTCCCGCCGCAACCGCTTCGCGACACGTCCGTTCATGCGCTCTCCTCGCTCTGATTTCGTTCAACTCGGTCAGGAACTGCTGCACGCTTGTGGCCACGATCATCTCGAGACCACAGGCGCGGTAGACCTTCGCCCACTCCACCTGGTCGGGCTCGAGGTCCTCGCCCGGCATCTTGCACTCGACCATCACCGCGCAGCCCGCGTCGGGAACGTAGACCGTGAGGTCCCACGTCCCCGCGGAGTGCAGCCGAAGCCACGTATCACGGCTTCCGCTCCGTGCTCCCTTCGCCATCCCCACGGGGTTCCGCTCACAGCGGAGGTGGAGCCGCCGACACACCTGCCGGATCGGCTCCATCACCTCCGAGGTCTCCCAGTTCTTCTGAACGCCAGATCCCTGACGTACCTGCCGCGCCCAGGGGAGTTGTGTGAAGCGGGTCACCCCTGCGCCTCTGCCGGCGAACTCTCCGCGGCCACGGCCGGCGCCTTCGGCTCCAGCCCGAGGACCTCCCGGTACCTCGCCGCGTACTCCCCGAACTCCGCCGCCTCGAGGACCTCGAGCACGCGCAGGAAGGGCTGCCCGTGGCGCTCCTTGATCGCGTCCCAGCAGTAGCGGTGCACGGCGATCTGGCCGATCATCGCCCACTCGGCCTCCGTGAACGCCTCGATTTTCTGCTGGTAGATCAGCGCGAGGAAGAAGTCGTGGTTGTCGACGTAGGACTTCGCGCCGCCGAGGTCCGCGCCGCCGAGGTCCGCGCCGCGGAGGTACGCGCCGCCGAGGTACGCGCCGCCGAGGTACGCGCCGCCGAGGTCCGCGCCGCCGAGGTCCGCGCCGCGGAGGTACGCGCCGCCGAGGTACGCGCCGCCGAGGTACGCGCCGCCGAGGTCCGCGCCGCGGAGGTACGCGCCGCCGAGGTCCGCGCCGCCGAGGTCCGCGCCGCCGAGGTACGCGCCGCCGAGGTACGCGCCGCCGAGGTACGCGCCGCCGAGGTCCGCGCCGCGGAGGTCCGCGCCGCCGAGGTCCGCGCCGCGGAGGTACGCGCCGCCGAGGTACGCGCCGCCGAGGTACGCGCCGCCGAGGTCCGCGCCGCCGAGGTCCGCGCCGCGGAGGTACGCGCCGCCGAGGTCCGCGCCGCGGAGGTACGCGCCGCCGAGGTACGCGCCGCCGAGGTACGCGCCGCCGAGGTACGCGCCGCCGAGGTCCGCGCCGCGGAGGTACG